CCTCAAGTACCGTTAAGACCAGATCTCGAAGCGGAAGAATGGGCTCGAAAAAACGAATGGTTTGGAAAAGATGACGCCATGACGTTCGCTTCTTTTGGTATCCACAAAACGCTTGTAGAACAAGAAGGCTTTGACACAAGCTCACCTGAGTATTATGCTGAGATTGATAAAAGAATGAAAGAAGCTTTCCCCCATAAGTTAAATGGGGGGTCTCAAGAAGTTTCTGTCTCGGAGGGACGCAGACCTCAACAGGCTGTAGCCTCTGCTACCCGTTCCAGTAGTTCTGGACGCAAAACAGTAAAACTCACCCCGAGTGAAGTTTCTATAGCTACTAAGTTAGGGGTGCCACTTGATGAGTACGCGAAATACAAACGTTGATGGAGAACGAGAATATGGCTAGTGTTGAAATAGACCGCGCTCCACGCGCTTCTAAGACCCAAGCAACAGGTGAACGTCGCAAGCCTTGGGCACCACCGTCTTTATTAGACGCACCGCCTCCACCAGAGGGTTTTGTTCATCGGTGGATAAGGTCAGAAGTCAGGGGTTTTGATGACCGGAAAAATATTTCTGCCCGTATAAGAGAAGGGTGGGAGTTGGTCAGAAAAGACGAATATCCTGATTTTGAGGCCCCTACTGTGGACACTGGACGCTACGAGGGCGTCTTTGGTGTTGGTGGATTGCTGCTGGCCCGTATTCCGATAGAGATTGTTGACGAACGAACAGAGTATTTTCAAAATATGAGAGAAGATGCGATGAAAGCCGTTGACAATGATCTTCTGAAGGAAACCCAGCATCATTCGATGGCTATTCAGAAACCTGAACGTCAATCGCGTGTTACATTTGGTGGTCCTAAAAAAGAATAGGACTTTTTTGTGAACTTTTTGCTATAAGGAGTATAATATGGCAAACCTTAATGGAGCTTGGGGGCTTCGACCTGTTGCTAAAGTAGGTCAGAACTCCAATTCCACGGGTGTTACCGGCTATACAACTTATGAAATCGCCAATGCCAACAGTAATGTTATTTACCAAGGCTCCCCTGTTATCCCATTAAGTACGGGATACATTGATATAGTTGGGGCAGCCGGTGGTGGTTCTGTTGGTCTTATTGGCTCTTTCCAAGGTTGTAGATATGTCGCAAGCACCACAGGGAAACCTACGTGGAGCATGTATTGGCCCGGATCGGGAGCGGACAGTAACCATCCCATACGGTGCTTTGTTGCGGATGACCCAATGCAGATTTTTTCTATTGCGACTGACGCGACTTGGACCAGTAAAGCTACTGCCCGAGCCGGTGTTTATGCAAATGCAGATTTTGCTACGGGAACGAGCGGTAGTACTACTACTGGTCAGTCTTCAGCTACATTGGGTGTTAGTACAATCAATACTACTAACACACTTAATCTTCGTATTTTAGGGTGGGAAGAAGACGCCATGAATGAAGATTTCGCAGCGGCTGGAATACCTGTCTTGGTCCGGTTGAATAACCACTTTAACAGTTCTAACGGCGCAGCCGCCGCTGGTACTGTTTCAACAACCGGCATATAGGAGGGTTGAGAAATGGCTATAAGTAGAGCACAACTCGTCAAAGAGTTAGAACCCGGCCTTAACGCTTTATTCGGACTTGAGTATGATCGCTACACTCAGGAGCATAAAGAAATTTTCAGTATGGAAAGTTCTGACCGTGCTTTTGAAGAAGAGGTCATGTTGTCCGGATTTGGTTCGGCACCTACTAAATCTGAAGGTTCAGCAGTAACCTTCGATGACGCCCAAGAAGTGTACACGGCTCGGTACACGATGGAGACAATTGCTTTGGCATTCTCCATCACCGAGGAAGCTGTAGAGGACAATCTTTATGATCGTCTTGCTTCTCGTTACACTAAAGCCTTGGCGCGTAGTATGAGCCAGACTAAAGAGGTGAAAGGGGCCGCGATTCTTAATAATGCGTTCGATAGTACTTACACAGGCGGGGATGGGCTTGAACTATGTTCAACAGCACATACTCTCGTTAGTGGGAATACTTTCCGCAACGAACTTTCTACAGCGGCGGATCTTAATGAGACTAGCCTTGAACAGGCGCTCATTGATATTGCCGGGTTCGTTGACGAACGTGGACTTAAAATAGCGGTTCGTGGAATGAAGATGATTATTCCGAAGGAACTTCAGTTCACAACTGATCGCTTGCTTGAATCTACTCTCCGTCCGGGGACAGCGGACAATGACATCAACGCCGTGCGGAACATGGGAATGCTTCCGGATGGTTACCATGTCAACCACTTCCTCACAGATACGGATGCGTGGTTCATTATCACTGACGCACCAAACGGTTTGAAAGGCTTCAATAGAACGCCTGTAAGAACCTCAATGGAAGGTGATTTCGATACGGGTAACGTAAGGTATAAGGCTAGAGAACGCTATGCGTTTGGCTGGTCAGATCCTCGCGGAATCTTCGGATCGCCTGGTGCTTAATTAGATAAAGGGGGAGATACTTCTCCCCCTTATTTTTCTAGGATATTTAAGCCCTAGCGACTGGCCTAGCAGACGCTTACGAAGACTCTAGGGCAAACCCTTTCGTAAGGAGGTATTTTACAATGAGTACTACACGTTTTTCTGGACCCGTAGCATACAGTGGTGGAGCAAACCAAACCGCTGGAGGCGCGTGGTTTACAAACTTACCAATTCAAACCAACCCTGATTATGTTTTCCAGTATGAAGATTTCATTGGGATTGCGGTTGACGGC